CAAATGAAAGTTTATCCGACCAAGTAAAAACACTTAAAAGTATGAATGGTGATTTATCTAGTATGAAGATATTATCACAAGATACGATTGATAATTTTAAAAAACTAGCCAACACATCCACACTAGCTACTGCTGCTGATAATTTTAAAAAAGCCCAAGAAGAATTAAAAAATCTACAAGAACAAACTAGTACTCCAAATATAGGTGCAGATTCAGTTAGTGGTGAAGTTTTTAAGGGGATGTTGGATCGTATAGTTATTCTAAAAAAAGAATTACCTGAACTAGCAAAAGTATATAATGAATTATATGATGCTGTATATAGATTAAAAAACGCACAGGGGGATAAACGTTTTTCGGTGGTAGATGCAGATGCTACTAAAAAAGCCAAAGATAGTATAAAAGAATTAGAGTTTGAATTATCTTTATTTGGTAAAACAGAAAGAGAAATTGCAGCCTCCAGAGCAGCCCAAAAGGCATTAGGGGCAGCCCCAGAAGATATTGCTCGTGTGAAAGAACTTACAAAAAGAATATATGATTTAAAAGAAAGTCAAAAAGAACTTCAAGATGTAAAAGAAAGTTTATTGACGGACGAAGATAAATACGCTCAAAAATTAGAAGTAATAGATAGACTATATAAACAGAATAAATTAAGTGTAGAAGAATATAATAAAGCAGTATATAATCTTAACGATGAATTTGACAAGTTAGGGTGGCGTAAGACTTTAGGTGATTTGTACACACAAACTAAGATGTTAGAAAGTGGTACTTTAGAATTTACTGAAGCGGGTAAATCAGCCCTAGCAGATTTCACCACTAATTCTTTAGGTACCTTAGAGGATACTTTAGTTGATATAGCTAAGAATGGAACTAATAATCTACAACAATCATTTAGTGATATGACAATTTCTATTCTAGCAGACTTAGCGGCCATAGTAACAAGAGCCACCGTTGTTAATGGTATTCTTGGTGCATTAGGAATAAACTCTCAAGGTAGTACTGGTGGGGGTTTATTAGGATTTTTGGGTGTAGCAGCCACATCTGCTATGGGTGCTTCTTCAGGTAATTGGTCATCAGCGGCTACAGTAGGAAGTTCCCCTAACGTTATAGCCATGAAAGCTAATGGTGGCTACATATCAGGAGCTGGTTCGTCTACCAGCGACTCTATACCTGCAATGCTATCGAACGGGGAATATGTGATAAATGCTGAAGCGACTCGGAGAAATAAGTCGGTACTTGATAGAATTAATAATGGATACGCTGCTGGTGGTATGGTTGGGACTTCTTCTGGTTCTAATACTTCAGTTATTATTAACGATAACAGGACTGGGACCAATACACCACCCGTAACTACAGAAAGAAGTACTGATTCTATGGGTAATGATGTGATTAAGGTATTCATTCAAAGCGAAATGCAGAAGAATATCAATAGTGGTAAATTAGATTCCACAATGAAAAACTCATATGGATTAAATAGAGCAGGAGTAAGAAGATGACAGTAGCGGTATTTCCGGGCACATTACCTCAATATTTACAGACATCTAATTATCAAGAAACATTAAAGAACTATGATGTAATAGAAACTAGTATGGATACGGGGCCTAGTAAAAGGCGGGCAAGGTCAAAAGCAGCGCCTACACCTTTATCCGGTACTTTACTCATGGATAAAACACAGATTGCTACATTTAAGACTTTTTATTATGACACATTAAATGGTGGCTGTGATATTTTTGAATGGTATGATCCATTAACCAGAACACCAGTGTATATGAGATTTAATCCCCCAGTAATAACTTCCAATAATGGTGGGGGAACTGAGTTTAATATTAGTATGGATTTGGAGATACTTCCTTGAGGACAGTAACAGCATCAGCAGCACAGGCAATGTTTGCATCTATGACGTCTGATGCGTTCTATTTGCTGCTTACTATAAATCACTCTAGCTTACCCGCCCCAATTCGTATATATAATGCCAATGAGTTTGATAATGGGGTGCCTAAGATATTAGTTAGTAGAGGATATTCTTTTGTTGCCTTCCCCTTTAACATCACTTTACCAGAAGAAGGTTCTGACTCTCCACCACAAGTAACCCTGTCTATCTGTAATGTAGATAGGTCTATTACTAATGCTCTACGTAGTATAGCAACTAGAATGAGTGTTACTTTAGAAGTAGTATTATCAGAATCAGTTAGCACAGTAGAGGCGGGTCCTTTTACTATGAAAATGGTGAATGTAACTTATGATGCTTTAACTATCAGTGGAACTCTCACTTATGATTCAATATTAAGTGAATCTTTCCCTAAGAACAGAATGGATGTAACCCTTTTCCCCGGATTATTCTAATGTGGACAGACAAGTACATAGGGCTTCCTTATAAAGAACATGGTAGAGATACTGATGGATTAGATTGCTTTGGTCTAGCTCGTATGGTTTATAAAAATGAACTAGACGTAGATTTACCAGATTTTAATATTGGATTTAACAAAACAAAAAATAAAGATTTATATAAACACATTGTTACAGACTTAGATGACTTTATATCTAACGAAAGTAAGAAATGGATTGATATAAAAGAACTTGATGATAAACCAAAAGATTTTGATTTTGTATTAATTCGTATGATGGGCTATGTAATACATATAGGGATATTTATTGCCCCTAATAAAATATTACATTGTTATGATGGTATTGATTCTGTACTTGAGAATATTGAACCTAGATGGACTTCTAAAATTGAAAAGATAGTAAGATGGAAAAAGCACAGTTAATAAATAATCAGTTTGATAGAAGAAAATTCGATTTAGTAGTCAACATCGGAGATTCTATTCAAGATATTATTGATAGAGAGAATATGCCTCAAGTAGTTGTAGATAGGCTTTCTATTTACTTACTTGATGATAAGATGGAAGATGTTTGTCTTGTAGAACGGAAATACTGGGCTATCACAAAAATAGAACAGAACACCAATATAAGAATAATAATAAACCTCGAAGGCGGAGGTGGCGGTGGAGGCAGTAAGGATATGACTAGACTAGTCCTTACTATTGCTGTTATGATTGCTGCTCCTTATGCCGCTGGTGCAATGGGGTTTGCCGCTGGAACGGCTTCCTTTGCTGCTGTATCTGCTGGTATAGGTATTATAGGTAGTGCCATAGTGTCTATGCTTATACCTCCTACAGCCCCTAATCTTGATGACCTTTCTGCTGGTGGTACTACAGGAAGTAAATTTCTAGGTATATCTAGTTCAACTAATTCAGAATCACCTTATGGAATACTTCCTAGAATATATGGTGAAATGAAGTATTACCCATATAAAGCAGCAAAAGATTATACTGAGGTTTATGATGATAAACAATACCTACGTTGCTTATTTACTTTTGGTTATGGTCCTTTAGATATATCTGACATACGTATAGGTAATATTCCTATAGGAAACTTTGATGGTGTTGAGTATGAGATAAGAAATGGCTTCTCTACAGATACACCCATTTCATTATACACAAACACAATAAGAACTGATTATTATAGCAGACAGGTAACTTCTGGTGTCCCATTCATTGTAGAGAGTAGGGATAATACTGAAGAAATAACAGTGGATATATCTTTCCCTAGATTAGTATTATATGATGCTTCAGGAAACCAAACAAGCACCTCAGTATCTATTAAATATGAATACAGATTAGTAGGGGCTTCTTCTTGGACTGATTTTGGTACTTATGTGTATTCAGCAGCTGATGCTTCTAATGTTATTAAATCACAACGTATAACGGGGTTAACTAAAGGCAGATATGAATTAAGAGTAACAAGGGTAACAGAGGATAATACTACCAATACAAAATTATTTAATGATTCTTATTTAACTGCTGTTCGTTCCATAGAATATGTCTATCCTGTTAAAGGTACTGGTTTAGCTATGTTAGCTTTGCGTATTAAAGCCACAGACCAATTAAACAACACAGTAGACCAATTATCAGCAGTAGTAAAGAGTTATGTTAATGTCTTTGATGAAGGAACTTCTACTTGGAGTTTAGCTTTATCTCGTCATCCTGCTTGGGTACTTTATGATGTTTTGACTGGTTCAGCCAATCCCCAACCAATAGAATCATCTAGGATTGATTTACCTTCTTTGGTGGAATGGGTTAATTTCCTACCTAATCAAAAATTAGATGTAGTAATTGATTATGATACCATGTTTACATCTAAGGATGATATCTATCTTCAG